TGGCTCAATCAGAAAACCTACTATGTTTAACGACCTGCTATGTTTAATGATGAGGAAAGATACCTACTATGTTTAAGGACCTACTATGTTTAATGATTACCTGATGACATACTTACCAGAGTTCTGACCTTGTATAAGAAACATAAGTCCGTATCTAATAGCATCTAAATAATGCTCATAGCCAATGTTAGGTTTAGTATTTCTTTCTTGCCACACATAGTTATTAAGTTCTCTTACAATACCATGAGACTTTCTATCTACTACAATCTCATAGTCTTGCATTAGAGCAATACCAGAAAGTATACTACCTTTCTTTTTTATTGTAGGTCTTATGTTTAAGTCTCCTTTCTGTTTTATCTCTTTGATAAGTCTAGGTTCAGAAGAATCACATATAATTAAGTCAGCTCCACATTCCATCTTATTCTTCATTGCTATCTCTGTTGTAGATAATCCTGCTTTACCATAGATTTCTTTTACATATAACTTACCTAAAGCTCTATCTACTGATATCTTTACAAGCGTTGTTAAATCAACCGAAAATCCAAAATCTTGGCAATAACAAGTTGTTTCTGTTTGTATGTAATCTCCTACTCTCCAGTTCTTAAAGATAGCTCCTTCTGCTGCTGAAAGCCAGCCACCAAGTATCTGATGTTCATACTTGTCTGGTCTCTTTAATTTCATTTCAAATATCTGTTCTAAGAATGACTCAGATAAATTGTCTTTATTGTCTTTGTAACTTGTGTGTATGTATGTGGTTTTATTAGATGAACCATTCCAGCCTGAGTTCACACCAGAAGTTTGAAAGAACCTTTGATATATCCAGTGTTCTTTAGTAGTTGGATTTAATATAAGTATACATCTATTCTGTTTAATCTGAGACCTTACAGAGAAATCAATCTTATCAAAAGAAGATTCATCTGTTAACTCTTCTGCTTCATCAATAACAAACGTTGTAACGCCATTTAGAGACTTCAGGGCAGCCGTTTGATTACCACTTGATGTTCTGATACCTTTAAAGATTATTGAGCTTCCTGTGGTCATATTTATAATCTCATCTTTAGTAATTCTAAAGTGGTCATTTACTCCCATTAAATCTATCTTCTCTATAAACTCAGGAATAATAGAAGTCTGTGCTGATATCATTGTATACCTAGTAAACAGAACTTTATGTCCTTGCTCATAGGTTAATGATAATAAGAATACAGCTACACCAAATGATTTACCAGAACCTCTACCTCCAGTACACACGAAGTATCTGCTCTTTGCAGTAAACAGAGGACTGTATTTATCGTTTAACTTTAGGTTATTCATTATTTAATTCATCCATATCAACCTCTTCTGACTCTATATCTATTGTATCTTCTAGTTTTTCTACTTGATTAGTAGAAGCGTAGAAATTAATTACAGGAACATTTAACTTCTTGTTTGCATTATCTTCATTACCATCTTGAGGTTTACCATATCTATATTGCCATAGTAAATTCATGTGTGCAAAAGAATCCTTAGCTTGTTCTGCTAATGCCTTCCAAGCTTCCTCTTCACTACCAAATACGTCTTTCATTGCATTAAGAGCATAAATAGATATTCTCTCTTTCTTTGCTGGTGTTAGTTGTGAAGATGATTTAATCAACTGTTTCTTTGGTCCATATTTGTCTCCTTTCTTTCTTCCATTATTCTTCCTGCCATCATTAGGTTTTATGTATGCTGAGTTTTGTTTTGCTCTTCCCATCTCTTATATAGTTTTGTAAATAGTTTCCATATCTCTTTGCTAACTTCTTTGTTAGTATATATTTCTTTTGTTATTGCTTTCTTTTCACCAAGCTCTATACCAATCTTACATTTAGTTCCTTTATTGTTTTGAGGTATAGGATATATTTTATAACCCTTCTCAATACACCAGCTCTGAGCTTTAAGATTGTACAGTATCTCTCTCATGAAATACTCTTGTTACCTTAACAATAGTTTCTAGCTTATCACAAACTTCATTAATCTTTTCTTTTGGTATGCCTTCATATAAATCAACAAACCTTCTATCAAATAAACCTTCTTCTTTTATAGACTTAACTTCTTTTCTTAGACTTACATTTTCTTTTAATAGCCTTTCATAATTATCAAAGATAGTTTCATTAGTGTTCTTATTAGAGAACTTGTAATCATTATATAAGTCTTCTAAGAACTTATCATAAAGAACTACAGAGTCAAATACTTTATTTATAGAGTGTACTACTGAAGCATGGTCCATGCCCATTGTTTGCCCTATATCATCTAAGCTTAACTTAGTATATTCTCTACATAATTTAAAGTATACAGCTCTTGCATATACATAATTTCTCTTCCTTGTTCTTTTGCTTATATCAATGTTTAAACAGGATTCTATATAAGTTCTAATCCCTTTCGTTTGTAACGTCTTGTTTGATTTCATTTTCGTCTTCTTTAGTGTTATAGTTTAAATTTATTTCTCTTGTGTTTAGTTTGTCACTCATTACTGTTAACAACATAAACCCCATATATTCTATTGCTTTTTGTATTCCTGCACATTCCCAGTATAATTCCTGACTAGAGTATTCTTTCAATAGTTCCCTTAAATCATTTATAGACATACCATCTTCTAAATCATACATGGCAAGATTATAATACTCTTCCTTAGTAGCCTTGCCTTTACAATGTTTCATGTGTTACATAATTATCCAGATTAGGTATTTCATCTTGAAAGAAATACTTGTACTGTTCTATTGCCATCTCAAGCTTTTCTGTTCCAGTTCTTATAAACTCATCTGAACAATCACATATCATTATATCTTTAGAATCTTTATCTACTACAACAAATATAAAAGCATCTGCATCAAACATCTTCATATATAAAGCAGCTTGAAGGTCATAAGAGAAATGCTTTGCACTCCATCTAAACTTAGTTATATCTCCTGTAGTTTTTAAGTCTATTATTACGTTACCATTTAAAACATCTGCCTTTCCTCTAAAAGGTATGCCCTCTATCATTTTAGCTTGAGGTACTTCAAACTCAGAGCCTTGTAATAAATTAGTTACCTCACTACATTTAAGAACTGCATTAGCTATTCTATTAGCATTATTAAATTCACTTCTTGTATATACATTAGCAGAACCTAAATCAAGAACTGCTTCCTTAAATGCTTTAGTAGCTTTAGAACCCTCTACGATAGTTAAATCCTTTACCTTTTGAGGTTCAAGTACAGATAAATGTACAAGCCTACCATCTCTAAGTGGTTGAGCATCCTGATTCACATGAAGCGATTTAAGGTATGCTTTAGGACTTTGTAGTAGTTTCTTAGCTGAAGATGAAGAAAGTGCGTTAGAACCAAGATAACCATAGTAGAACTCATCGTCATACATTCTTTCTATAAGGTCTAAATACTTCCACTCTTTGTTGTCAAATGTTTTTATCATAGTTCTGTTATATGTGAGTTTAATTCTAATATCTCTTCTTTAATCTGTTCCAATAAGTCTAATGTAGTTTCTTCATAACCATCCAACAGGCTTTCTTTAGCAGTAGATGCTTTAAGGTAAATTTCTTTTAAGTCTTCTTTCATAATTTATATTTTGAGCTAATATACACTTTTGTTAATTAAATGTTGTTAAAAGTCTGTTAAACTTTATTCTCATTCTCAATCTCCTTCTGTAGATTTGCTAATGCTCTCCAAGCAACTTTGGCAGAATGTTTGATACCATCTGAGTCTGTTGTACCAGCTTCAAGTAAATGTCTAGCAAGTGCATCTAATTCATCACCAGACTTACTTCTATCCCAATGTAAAGGTTTGTCTGGATTATGCTGATAGTTTCCTGCATAACTACATTTAGCTACTTCTCTAATTGCATCAGGAAAGTAATTCAGTACTCCTGAGTAAACAGGTATTTTCTTTCTCTCTGTCATTATATATATAATTTACGTTAACATTATAAGAAGAACTCATAGTCCACTTTAAAAGGATAACTTCTTTATCTCCCATGATTCTCCTAATTTATTTAATACTTCTAATAAAGGACCTGTTCTTTCTGACCATTTACCTTTATAATAACATACTTCTACAGTACATTCATTTAAAGGAATATCCCTTGTGTCATCTTTAAAAGAGTGAACAACTTTCAGCACAATAGCTTTATCTTGATTGTGCCAAGAGTCGTTTATTCTTTCTAATAACAATCTTTGACCCATAGGAATCCTGTTCCCCTTTCCTTTAACCTCAATTAATATTAAGGCATCGTTATTAAATTCAAGTACAGCATCAATGTCAGAAGGATGTATCTTTCCGTTTTGTATACCAGTGAAATCAATAACCTGTTTAACTTGCTTCGAGTTTCTTATAAGTGATTTATCTGTAGGCATCTACAACTTTTTTTAACCTTAACACTACTGTTCTAACACAAGAAGAACAAGATGAAGGTTTGTTATTTTTATTAAATATTCTATTGCTTATTTGATAAAGTGATTTTATCTCCTCATTATTTAAAACATTCTTGTTCTTTGAGAACAAAGTAACTAAATAGTCATACTCTTCTTCATTTAAACATTCTAACTTATTATGTCTAAACACCTTATTAAGCTTTTCTTTTCTAGCATCACATCCACAATCTTCTCCAGCTATAAACTTTACAAGCTTCTTAATTCCTGTTGCTTCTGTAATCTTTTCAATATCATCTCCTAATCCTTTTGATTTTGTTTCTTGTACTGCATCAAAGTTTTTCTTCCATTCTTTGTATGCTTTGGTTCTTTTGTCTTTTGGTTCTTTCATAGTTTATTTATTTTTATTTGATATTAAAACACCATTTCTTTTTACTTTAGGACTTCTTTCTCTTTCTAACAAAGATTCTTTTTGTAGCCTTTTCCTAGCCTTTTGAGCCTTAGACGTTGCTTTGATATGTTTTTGTCCTTTTAATGGTTTAAATTGTCTCATAATAAATGATAATCTCCGTTTAAGTAATCCTCTATATCTTCTATAAACTTGTCTTTTAGTATTGCTCTATAATTCTTTATAGAATTAAATATGCTAGTTAAACTTATATTTGTTCCTTTGGATATTTGCCTTAAAGACATATTTCCTGAATAATAAGTATTACATAGTTTAGCATCATAGCTATGCCAAGAATTAATCTCTCTAGCTAACTTCATTGTTATTTTATAGAATGCTTCTTCCTTCTCTGTTTCAGTGTCTGAATATAAATACTCTGCTGTATGTATTGTATCTGCATCATCTGTTTCAATGTAACTAAAGAAAGTATATTTGTTTTTAGCTTTCTTATAATCAGTATATAAGTTTCTTAATGTGACATATATGTAAAATCTATTTACATCATCATCACCATACATTATCTTTCTTTTATCAGTAACTAATCTGTTTATCTTTAAATACATTTCCTGTACTATATCTTCACAAAGATGTCTAGGACATCCCATATTAGAAACCATCTTTACCCATAATAGATGATTCTTAGCCAACAATTCTAACATACTAATATTTAAGTATTAAAGTTATTAAATTCTCTTTGTCATAGTACTTCTCAAGATTCTTTATCTTAACGATATTCTGGTCTTGTTCAAATACAATGCCTTCAAGTGCATCCATGAATGCTTTGTTTAAATTGTCGTGTAGGTCTGGTTTTGTGGTTTTTGGAACTTTACCTGTTCTTCTCTTCTTGGGTGTAGATTTGAGATATTCAAATTGATATGATAATCTCTGTATTGTTATTTCTGTACCAGCAGGAATCATTTCAAATCCTTTTGGTAATTGAGCTATAGCTAAAGCTCTTATTGCAACTTGGTAATTAATTATTTTCTTAGGTTTATAGGCAATATTATTCCTGCCAATTCTGACTGATTGATGTGGAACAGGCTTTATATTAAACGTAAGCTTTAGTTGCATTTATATTACTATCTTCTATTATATTATATAAGTCATCAACTATCTCAGGATGACCTTGTTTATTTATTTTAAAGCTAAACTTGTCAAAAGGAAATCCTCTACTCCTTCTGCATTTAACTGTAACCATTTCATCGTTTACTGTGTTTAATTCTAATTGTATCTGTGTCTCTGCTTTCTTCTCTAAGTAAGAACCTAAATGTCCTGTAGGTTTCTCTGTTCCATAATTACTATGTATTACTGTAACTATATGACAATTTAATTCTTCAGTCCACTTCATTAGCTTTTGTATAACCATACTAGATTCATCTAGGTTGTTTACATCAGAAACTAAATCAGCTATACCATCTATTACAACTAATCCTGCATCTTGAACCTTATGATATAAAAAGTATTCTATAAAATTTAATCTATCTCTATTGTTTAAAGTTCTAAGTCCAAAGGTATGATAACATTCATCACTCAAGCCCGTCATATCTAAGACTCTTCTAAATACTTTCTGAGCGTGAAACCTACCTTGTTCTGTATCAAAGTGTACTAAACATCTTCCTTTTCTGTGACCTATCATTCCTTTTGCGTGGCTATCTAATTGTCCTTTAAGATATACTGCTGATAATAAACTAACAAAGAAAGTCTTCTTGCTTTTAGGAGGAGCAGCAATAAAAGAGAAGTTACCATAAGTACCTATTGGTATTGGATATACTTCTTTACCTGCCATAAAATTTCCCATGCTTATCGCTATTGGAGGATATTTAACTTCTTTATTAGGGTCAATATATGCTTTATCCTCGATATATTGCATATACTGTTGTTCCTCATTTGTATAATCTTTTATTGTCATTGTGTGTGTTTATGAAAATAAAAGGGGGAAATTAATCCCCCTGATAAATTAAAATAAGTCTCCCTCTGCTGATACTTCAGTAGGTTGAGCTTCTTTCTCTGCGTTTACAATAGAGCCATTGTTCCAGAATACTTTTCCGTTTCCTAGATACTGCTTAGGCTTTCCAGCCTTTCTCTCTTCTTGTGTTTGTGCATCAAACATAGAAACATTGTTTCCATATTTAGTTTCATCGTTAACAGCAACAGTGAAGTTATAATAAACTCCCTTTTTACCTTTAACGAACTTTTCTTTAGGTAATTTACTTACATCTAAAGACATTGAAATTAGTCCTGCCATAATTTAAGATTTAATATTAGTTAATTTAGTTTCTACAGTTTTAGATATATTGAATTTCTTTTTTATATCTAAAATCTTTCCTCCTTTTTTAATGTGTGCTATTGCTTTGTTAAATTCAGGGGTACCTTCATTAAGCCATTTAAGACTTGAAGTTGCGTGAGTGTTAGTTGAATCAGCATCTTTAGTATCATCAATTAACAATAAGCCATTTAAAGCATACTTTCTAGCATAAGAACTAGAACTACCAAATGACTGAGATATATCCATACCTTTCTTATTAATATCAATACCAGCTTGTGCAACTGATTCAATCTTACCATCTGTGCTATGTAGTATAGCTCTTGCTTCTACATAACAAATTCCTGATGGTGTTTCATTAATTGTGTCAGTTAAAGTTATAGATAACTCATACTTACTCAACAATGGTTTTACAGCTTCCAAAATGTCTTCTTGGTTTCTGTATCTGTACTTACCAAAACTATTGTATTGGCTTTTAGGTGCTTTTAATTCTGACTGAATTGCAATTACCTTTTGTTCAAAATTTAATGTTTTCGACATACTTTGTTTGTTTTACTGCAATATACAACTTTATTTTATATCTACAAATCGATTAGATACAACCTCAGTGGTTAAGTCGTCTACTGCTTGTTTATAATAGTTTAATTCTGAGGATTTATACATAACTTTTAATTGTAATTCATTTACATAAAAAGCTAGTTCGTTTAACTGAGTTATAATAGTATCAATGTGTCTAGCACTTATTCTACCTTCTCTAAGTTTAAGAATAGTATTAGACAATAATACAAACTGGTCATAGTAATTAATTTCTAATTCTGTTGGCTTATCTATTATTCTGTCTGTATTCATATAATTCAGTTCTTATTACTTGTTTGTATGCTTCAGGACAATCCCTATCACATAGTTCAAATATAAAAGTTTCTAATTCTAATATTCTTTTATTATTTTTATTAAGCTCTTTTAGTAAAGCTTCTATTCTGTAATTGTTATACTCTAATAAGTGTTTCATATTATTATTTTTTGCTAAGTGTTTTGTTTAATTCATCTCTCCATTCTATTAATTCTTTTTTACTTCTCATACCATAACGAAATGCCTGTTTAAACATTTTTTCGTCATGTTCTAATACATATTCTAATGAAGCCCATAATTGATAGCAAAAAGAATCGCTTACTTGTGTACATTTATCATCTGAGTGAGATAGCACATATTTTTCTAATCTATTCATATTGTTTTTATTTTCAACAAATATATAATGAGTTATTTATATACTAAAGACTTTTAACATAGCTTTAACAGAAAAGGGTGACCTAAGCCACCCCAATCAACACACAACAAGTCTAAACAAAACAAACAATTATATCTTTACCAGATATAAAATGCCCTCTCTTTAAGGTCATCAGTATCAAAATAAACATATTCATTACTAACACCTATTCTATGAACCCCTTGCTGAACTAATCCTCTAACAAGAGTTAATCTTTTCTTTGCACCTACACATCTAATCTTAATAGCTTTACCTACTCTATGAGAGTTGCTTCTTACTAATCTAAGTTTATCTGCATGAGGTTTGCTTACATAACCTAAAATAACCTTTACAGTTATTCTGTATTTACTTACTAGATTATCTAATATTAAAACTGGTTCTCTTTCCATAAACTTATAACCAGAGTTAGGAAGGTCAGGACTATCAAACATATCCCAAGTTAAATACTTTAAACCTTCACAATTATCTATATTCATTATTTATAGTAACTTACTGCAATATAATAATAATATATATAACTACAAAAATAATTATTTATTTAATTAACTTGACTTTGTCAAAAAAAACCTGTAACTTTCCAATCTTAATTGAATTATTATTCTTTTTTATTTAAACAAGTAGAAGTATATGCAATGGAGTAGAAGTATTTTATTTCTATATATATATTAATTAATAAGTTTCTTTATGTATACAGGATAAGTATGTTCTATAATTAACCACATACTGTTTTTTATGTTTTGCTTCGCAAAAGATGTTTACAAGAAGTTATATGGTTCTGTGTCTTCTAATGCTGTTCCAAGTAATTCTTTTACTATTACCTAAGATTAATTTTCTATCAACTCTTTTATTGAAGTCGTCTCTTAAAGAGTTTAGTTGTGGGTTTCCGTTATCTTGTTTGTTCATTATTTTTTAAACTTCTCAGCACTTCTTCCTCCAAAGTAAGCACCTATTACTGTTATTAATACAAGCTGTAATAAGTCTATCCAACTTGCTTTTACTTCAAATGCAATAACACCTGCATCTATAAATACCATTAGAACTGTAGATACTACTAGAAATATAAGAACTAAAGGTCTAACATTCTTACTTAACCAAGAATCACTATTCATATCTGTCTTCCATCTTTCAGTAACATTCTTTTGTATATCAGCTTCTGCTTTTATCCATATCTCTTCCATCTCCTTTTCAAACTGAGCTTTCTCTACTTTACTAAAAGTATGTTTATCTATAATACCAGAAATCTTTTCTGCTATGTTAGAACCTGTTGCACCAAATAGTTTTGATAATATTTTTCCCATTATTCTATTTTTATATATATCATTAAAAAGATTAGATATATGTTTATTTCATTGTAATTAAGTTCTTCAGTAGGTCCATAAATAGACCAGCCAATCATGGGTCCAGTTGAAAACGTCTCGGCAAATCCAATACTATATTTCATACCTACTATGTTTAACAAATAACCTACTATGTTTAAGAAGTAGGATATACTATGTTTAAGAGTTACTTATATCTTTATATTTAGTCTTACCATCTTCCTTATATGCCAATAAACATCTCTTTCTGTTAGAGTCACTATCTACATAACTAACGTGGACCCAATCAGGGTTAGTATCTGTACCAAACTCCCAAATAAGTTGGTCAAAATCGAGATTATCTTTAATGTAGTAATACATATAAGCATTAGAAACATAACCATAAAAGTCATCGATATCAATAGCTCTACCTTGACAATGTTGACTTCTACTGCTTCCACCAATTGATTTATTAAGTTCTTCACTTCTATAAAATGAGTTAATTTTTATTGGACCATTAACAGCTTCTCTAAGTGGT